AGCTGCGGTGGGAGCGCCCTGCTCGAGGAAGCCTGTCGTGGTGATGACACCATTGAGAGTTCCGAGAGAGGTGAGCACGGTGCTGTTACCAGCGACGAGCTGACGGTTGATCTCACGGCGGAGAAGGCCCATCACGTTGCGCATACGAGCCTCGACGATCTTCACGATCGCCTTCTCACCGCTGTTCTCGAGCTCTTCCTTCTTTGTGATGACGATGGGAGCGACGAAATCTGACCACTCGTAGAGAGCGGGCTGCATGACGTCCTGCACCGCGAGGGAGACAGGCTCGTAGCCGGTGGCGAGCTGTGTGATGGTGCTGTGATTGCTCACGGCGAGGGGGCGCTGGATCTTGATACCGCCGTCCTCATACTCAATACCGCCCAGCTTCTTGGCGAAGTCGAGGAAGGGAACTCTCTGGAAGAGCTCGTCTACCTCGCCGTCACGGATGCTGAACAGTGTCGAGCTGAGGAGTTCATTAGAAATAGGCATTTGTAATACTCCTTAGTTGACTGAAACGATTGACGTGCTGTGTCGCGGAATTGCGATCATAAGCGGGGGGATTGACGGTTCGGTTGGCCTGTCGGCTCCGCTTTCACCAGTTTCCACAGCAGGTGACCTTGCGGTTCTGACGTGGCAGTCGGGAGAAGTTGCACTGTTATGTAGATATGTATCTGCTTCTTTCATATTATTCAGTAATGTGAAGCAAATAATTACGGGATGGACGAAGAGTGGGCTCATTTACCACCGTTTGTCTTGTGCCACTGATAAGCTGACCACGCATCCTTGAACTTGGGAGGTGCAGCGTTGCGGACAGCGTTGCCGGTCGATGTCTTCTTCAGCGTCTCGCGCTGTGCAGTTCTGACCGCCTCACTCTGCTGACGAGCCACTTGGCCCTTCACGATGAAGTAGGCGTCCTCCAGCTTCAGCTCAGGCCGCTCCATCAGGAGCTTGGCAACAGGCATGCGGATGTCGTCTGCTGTCAGATCGGGATGCTGCTGCTTGAAGCTGTCCAACGCCACCTGGCGACGCTGCGCCTCCAGATCTTGCTGAAGTGGCTGAAGCATCTGCTGCATCATCTGTGCGGCTTGCTTGTTGATCCGCTCCTGGAGCCCCTCGTCTGACCACGCGTCGTGCTGCAGTGGTGCGTCAGCCTGTGCGCGGACGTGCTGCGCAAACTCACTCTCAGTCATCAGCTTGCGGTCACGCTCGAGTTGAGCGCGCTCGGCTTCCAGCTGACGGCGGAGGTCAGAGATCTCCTGTGTCTTCTGAGTGTAGGATGCACGGAGGTTGCCCAGGAGTTTCCGCCCATTCTCAGGGAGGTGCTCGAGGATCTTCTTGTAGTCGGGCAGGCCCTTGTGTCCGCCCTTCAGGTCGGGATGCTCGTCCCACTCACTGCCCACCAGCTCATCCAGGGACAGATCATAATCCTCATCCGTGCCACCTGCCGTGCTGTCGGTTGCATTTATATCGGTAGCCCCTATTACACCACCGGTTCCTGTAGAAAGTGTCTCCTGCACGGAACCGCTGCTGTCGGCGATATTCTGTGCAGGTGCCCCTGAGGGCGTGGCTGCGTTGACTGACATGTGTTACATTCTCTCCATCATTAGTTTATCCATGTCCTCGGAGCCCATCTCCTCAGACATCATCTCCTCACCTGTGCCCTCGTCCTCTTCAGGCATCTCTGACGTCGTCTTCTTGGTCAGAAAGCGCTTGAACTGAGGTGACTTCGCTGCCATGCCGATGCGACCAGCGAGGCCCTGAAGGCCGCTGTCGTCGGTGATCACAGTCAGATCGATCATCGCGTCCTCAGGCAGAGCGCCCTCGGCGATTGCGTCACCGATCGCCTTGCTGAACATTGTGAGGATGCGCATGAAAGCGGGAGGCAGGGAGGACATTGTCCCACCGCCGAAGCGCTCATACTTCTCGTCGATGCCGAACAGGGGGAGCAGGCGGTTGGTCGCCTCCACCAGAGAGTTCGCAGCCTTGCCGCTGAACTTGCCCTTGGGGGACGCTGCTGCGTATGTCTCATCCTCTGCGGCCTCGACCTCGCCCTGGCGTGTCATCGCCTCAGCGCGCATCTTCTCGAGTTCCATCTTCTCATCTGGTGTCATGTTAGTTATCTCCTGTTTTGGCATCATGTTCATATGCTTGCTTCAGCATCTCGTGTGCTGGGAATGTCTCCGTAACAGCACGGATCTTATCCCCATCATACTTCTGTAGATTGTCCCTGTATGTCTTCGCGGTCGCATCGAGCTCGTCGCGCTCGTTCTTCTTGGCAGTCATGTAGTCGTTGTAAAAGTTATCACCGCCCAGATCCTTCTCGTTGATGAAGCCACGCGACTTCATGATCCGCTCTTCCTCGCGCTTGTTGGTCACGTGTTGTCCAGCTGAAGGGGAGTAGAAGCCGCTGCCCTCGAGGCCCGAGTTCCATCCCGAGTTCCAGAGTGTGGCTGTCTTGGCAGGGATCGACACCATCCGCTTGCTCTCCGCACCGCACTGGCGGCAGGTGATGGTCGCATCCCACTTGGCCAGCGCCTCGAACTTCCCGTGCTGAGGACACACTGCATCATACAGTGGCATCAGGCGCCTCCGATGACGTCAGATACGGCAGCCTCAGTTTCGGGAGCCCCCGCTGTCGCTGCAGCCGAGGCGCTGGTTGGTGCGCCGGCAGCAGTTGGGCTGTTGAGGAAGGAGGGCGGCAGGTCGTAGAGGCGGATGACCTCGCTCTTGATCTCTTCAGCTGGGACGCCCAACTGTGCCAGGGCAGGAAGAAGCTGAACGAGCTGCTGCTTCCGCACCATGTCAGTGAGTGGTGTGCCTGCGCTGTCAGTGGCGTAGAACTCCCAGTCAGCGTCGAGCTTGGCGACCGTGGCGACCTTTGCGCCCTCCTCAGTCGAGACAACCACTGTGTCACCGTCGTCGACGAGAGGGATCAGCATGCGGACGTAGAGGCCAGCGATCTGCTCGATGGTCGCGTCGCGGTCACGGGCCATCTTGCCCAGCTCTGACGACGTGTATTGCATGAGGGCTGAGATCTCGGTGGCCGTCGCCTTGGACGCCTCACCGCGTGTGAAGCCTGCTGTCAGTGAGCCCTTGTTCAAGTCAGCTTCAATGTAGTTGAGGTAAGCGGCGTGGTTGGAGCTGATGGGGACAACAGGGACGACGTCGATCAGGCCGGTAATTGTGTCGTTGTCTGTTGGTACCATCGCTCCATCCACACCGGACGTGATCTTCGCCAGCGCTTCCTCGTCGAAGGCGCCTTCCTTGTAGATGAACTGGCGGCTATCACGTCGCACCGCGTTGGCCCAGAATGTGCGTAGTATGTTCTTCTCGAAACACTGATCATAAATGCGGGCCATGGCGGAGTAGCCTTCCATCGGCCGGTCAGGACGACGGGAGAAGTAGAACGGGACGATGTTGGAGAGTGGTCGTCCGTCGAAGGTGTTGACTGGAACTGCGTCCTTGCTGAGGAGTTCCTCACCGTTCTTCCACTGTGACGACCAGAACAGGAGCTCCTTGTTCAGGAAGTCGTACATCTCCACGATCTCGACGTAGAGGTATTCGTTGGGCAGGTCAGGTTGGTCGCCGTAGGAGCGGTAGCTGCGGTCGGTGTTGCGCTCGTAGTCGGTGAAGTAATCCTTCTGCGCGACACCGTGCCACTTCTTGGGGCCGAACTTGGCAGTGGCCTCGTCGACGCTGATGTAGTAGACGTGACCGATGAAGCGACTGTCCTCCCATGCGGCAGCGTCGCGGTCGAGGATCACCTGCCACGGTGGGACAGCGCGCATGGCGACCTTGCCCAGGAGCGTGCTGCTCTCGCGTGGTGCCAGCTTGAGGAAGGAGTGCGTGTAGATGAGGGCCATCCGTGCGGCGTTCTCGATCTGCTGACGAGCGCCCTTCAGCCACGAGTTGGTCACTGCCTTGGTGAAAGCAATGTCCCCCTTGCCGCTGATGTCTGGGCCCAGCTCGATGCCGGGATACTTGGTGAAGAGGGAGCCCATCAGCGACTCGATCGCTGCGTAGGCATCAGATGTCTCCACGCGGATGGAGCTGTCAGCATCGACGCTGTCCATATCCTCGTAGAACTTGGTCATGTAGGCGTTGCGGTAGCGACGCATCTGAGGACGCAGCTCGTCCCAATAGTCAGTGTGCTGCTGGACGGCTGCCCTGATAAACTGGATCCTGTCTTTCTCTGTTCTTGCCATAGCGATAACTATCTCCTATCTTAGCATAAATGTTCAATAACGACGCATTTCTTTCAGTGCGCCCCGTCCTCGTGCTTCTCTGATCCGCCGGTCGACGATCCACTGAGGAAGGTAGGGACGGTCGGGCACTGTCACCTTCTTCGCACACTGCAACGCGAGGGCCATCGCAATCACCGTGTCGCCGTGGTGGATGCCGTTGCGCGGACAGAAGGGATTGCCACGGTCGTCGACCTTGAAGGCTCGGAGCTCGCCCACTGTCCAGCTGTCGAGGAGTGTGATGCTCCCTGTGGATAGACGATCCTTCAGCTCCTCCAGCATCTTGGGCTTGGTCGCAGCGTTCGTGATCCAATCCTTGCCATCAGCGTCCTTCCACAGTGGCACGCCCATGTGCTTCAGCTCTGTGATGACGACACCGCCCCAGGTGCCGTTGCTCTCTGTCAGCACCTTCGCGCCCTTCCACTTGTTGGAGGCGTCAGCGACCACCTGGGCCCACTCGGTCGGTGTCATCTGATTGGAGCGTCGGACATCGACCACTTGACCGCTGCTCACTGAGATGACGACTGCAGCTGAGTAGTCACCGCCCGTGCCAGCGCCTGTGTCGACGCCGATCGCGTATCTGTCGTTGTGGTCGACTGACGCCAGTTGTCCGCCCTCTGCCTCGAGCTTGACGACTTGAATGTCCTTCAGCATCTGCGCAGGTATCCACGCCCCGTCTGTCTGAGCGTAGGCGTCGTCGACTGAGAGAGGATACTCGCGTCGGAACTTTGTCTCGCCCAGTTTGCCCATCATCCGCGCCATCCAGAACTGTTGGCCCGGTGTCAGATCGAGGTCGGGATCGGTTTCGAAGTCGTCAGGTGGTGCTTCACTGTATTCAGTGTGACTTGTCCATGGGAAGAAGAGGAAGTTCCAGTCGACCTGTTCAGCCTCCCACAACTCGATCTCTCGGTGCAGTGGATCGCCCCAGTGGTTCGCAGTCGACTCGATGCAGAGCTGTCCGCCGTTCAGGGCTGCGATCGCTGTTGCCTTCAGCTCGTCGGCATTGGGAGTGAACGCGAACTCCGAGATGTGGAGCCCAGTCGCTGTGAATGAACGGAGCCCGCCCTTGCCCTCAGCTGACGCAGCCATCAGTGTCGCACCGGTGTCAGCGAGTGTCAGTGTGGTCGTGTTGTCGACGGAGAGTGGACGCTGAAGGGCACGTGGTAGTGACTTGAAGAAGCGCTTCTGAATGTCGAGGATGTGCTTCGCTGACGCCAGTTTGTGGCTGAGGGAGACGTATGTCTGAGGATCGGGCGCTGTGTACCACTTCCAGAAGAAGAAGGCTGCCACTGCTGTTGTGCTGCCGATCTGACGGGCCTTGAGCACCAGCGTGTCGTCCCCTGCTGCCAGCGCCTCGATGATCTCGATCTGCTCTGAGCGGAGCTTCAGTTTGACAGGTCGCCCCTTCTTGTCGACGATCTGAAGACGAGAGCAGAACAGGACAGGATCGGAGACGACGTCTTTTACGTTCATGCGCGCCAATCCGTCCACGTCATTCTATCAGCAGTTCTTGACCACCACGCGACTGCGACCTGGAAACCACTCTGTGGCCAGGGATCAGGAGGTGTGTCGATGAGGATGATCTCACGGAGATTGAAACCGCGATCTGTTGCGTCTTTAATCCTCCGCTTGGTCAGCAGGCCTGGGATGTGATAGAGCCAGACAACGTTGTCCGCGGTGTCGAGCGCGTGTCTATTGAAGTCACCGAACTGCGACCAGGGCGGATTGCCGATGATCCAGTCGACGCGCTCTCCCCACTGAAAGAAATCTTTGTCCTCTGAGATCTCGCACCAATCAGTCACTAGGAGGTGGTCGAATGCGCCCTCTCCACGACATGGATCGAGGACACGTCCGCTTGGTCGCACGTGATTGATGATCCGCTGCGCCAGATCGGTAGGTGTCAGCACGATGTCTGATTTCTGGCTGCC